AGGGGGGGCTGGGAGATGAGCCAAATCACCAAGCTGGACAAGGAAAAGGTCAAGCTAGAAGGCCCCTTCGCCGAAGAAATCCTGGCTACGATGAAGCGCCTCGGTATGAGGCGCTTGGAGGAGTTCGCCGATACCTTCGGCCTCGGGCGGACCACCGTATACAACCTCGTTTTGGGGCGAAAAGTGGGCGATAAGTGGATAAAGCCCTCTTTAGACACCGTGGTCAAACTTTCTGCCGCCCTTGACATCCCCGTGGAAGAGCTGATCGCCAAGCTCTATGAGGACGAGGTACCTATTCTAAGGCGGCACGAAGCGCACATCCCCATCCTCGGCTACGTGGGCGGCGGCCCCGCCCAACTGGAGGAGATCGGCGACCGCACCGTACCCGTGCGGGTGAAGGGAAGCGCCTCCCACCTGGTGGCCTTCAAGGTGCGGGGGAACTCTATGTGCGCCGGGAAGCGGCCCATCTGCGATGGGGACATCATCATCGTCAACACCCAGGACAAGGGCCACCCCGGGGCCATCGTGGTGGCGCGGCTGGACGAGGACAGCTACGTGGTCAAGCGGATGGGGCCGGATGGCACCCTGTACTCCACCAACCCCGAGGAGCCCAACGGCCCTCCCGTCATCCCCGTGGACCAGGTGGCCGAGATCGTGGGCCGGGTGGTGGAGGTGCGGAGCAAGCTGGATTGACAAGGTGTGAGAGAAGCGCTAGTCTTTAGCTAGAGTGGGATACGTGCCCCCTGGGGAAGCCCAGGGGGTAAAGCTTTTATCCCCACCGGAGGGAAGCGTGCTGAGAGTTCTGAAGATCATTTTCGCCGCCACCGCCCTCGCGGTCCTGGTGGTGGAGGACCTCATGGACGGGGTCCCAGGCATCCAGAAAAAGGAGGAGGCCCTGAAGCGGGTGAAGGAGCTGGTGGTCTCCATCATCGGCTTCTGGCCCGCCTGGCTCCCGGACTCGGTGGTGGGCTGGGCCATTGACGCGGTGGTGGCCATCTTCAACCGGGACGGCACCTTTCGCAAAGGCGCGGGCCCTCAAAGCGCCCCCGCCGGGGCCTGAGGCCCCCCGGTGGCCCCTCTCCCCGGAGACGGCCAGGCTGGAGAACCGAGCCTACTGGGGCGTGGTCCTGAGGAGGCCCTATGCCGAGTTTGACCGGCTTCCCCAAGAGTACCGATACCTCCACCCCGACCTTTTCCGGCACGCTGCGCGCCGCCTTGGCCGAGGCGCCTAGCCGCATCCCCCTCCACCCCTTCGGGGAGTTCGTGGGGAACGGCACCGTCTTCCTCTACGACGAGGAGAGCCTGCAGGCGGCCCTGCGGGACCTGGCCGAGCGGGGCGTGCCCTGGGTCTTGGACTTCCACCACCAGACGGTGCGGGTGGAGGAGGGCCAGGGCCAGGAGGCCCCGGCGGCGGGCTTCATCACCGGGCTGGAGGTGGGGGATGACGGCTTCGTCTACGGCCTGGTGGAGTGGTCGGAGACGGGACGGGAGAGGGTGAGCAGACGGGAATACGCCTACATAAGCCCCGTCTTCTACTACGACCCCCGGCCCGACGAGCTGGGCAGGCATAAGGTTTTGGGTTACCACTCCTTCGCCCTCACCAACAACCCCGGCATCCGGATGCAAAAGCGCATAGAAGCGGAGGCGGACATGCTGGAGAAGCTCAGGCAGGCCCTGGGGCTCCCGCCCCAGGCCACGGAGGACGAGGCCTTCCAGGCCCTGGAGAGGACCCTGGCCGAGGCCCGGGTGGGCCGGGTGGTCCTGGAGGTGGGCCTGGGGGCCGAGGACGAGACGGAGCTGAAGGCCAAGCTCCTCAGGCTCCTGGCGGCCCAGGACGCCCTGGCGGAGCTGGAGAGGACCCGGGCGGAGCTGGAGGCCCTTAGGGCCGAGACCCGGGAGGAGAAGGCCCAAGCCCTGGTGCGGGCCGCCCTGGAGGAGGGGCGCATCCTGCCCCACCAGCGGGAGTTCTGGCTGGCCCAGGCCCGGGCCGACCTGGAGGCCGCCCGCAAGGCGCTGGAGGGGATGCCCCGGCTGGTGCCCACCAGCCTGCCCCGGGCCGAGGCCCCCAGGGCCCCCCTGGAGGAGGACCCCGCCGAGCGGCTGCGCCGGGCTTTGGGCGTGAAGGACGAGGCGTGGAAGAAGTGGGGGTAGCGTATGTTTGACACCGAGCGCTGGCTAGACGAGTACCTGGTCGCCCTGCCGGTCCGTGCCAACGCCCGTATTCGTCAGGGGGCGCTGGTCATGGTCTCGGGGGGCTACGCCGAGGAGGCCGCTCCCGGCACCGGCAAGATCGCCCTGGGCGTGGCCCAGGAGACCGTGGACAACACCGGGGGCGCCGACGGGGCCAAGGAGGTCCTGGTGCGGCGCGGGGTGTTCCGGTTTGAGAACGACCCCGCCGACCGGGTGGGGCTCACGGAGCTGGGGAAGGATGTCTACGCCACCGGGCCCAACACCGTGGCCAAAGGGAGCTCCGGCCGCTCCAAGGCGGGCCGGGCCTTGCGGCTAGACGGAAGCTACGTCTGGGTGGAGGTGTGGTGATGCTGCTCAACAGGGAGAATCTGGACGCCCTCTCCCGCTCCCTCCGGGCCCTGGTCTTCCAGGCCCGGGAGGAGTACCGCCCCTTCTGGAACAGGATCGCCCTGGAGTCCAGGACGGAAGGGAGGGTGGGCCCCTACACCTGGCTGGAAGACTTCCCCACCATGCGGGAGTGGAAGGGGGAGCGCCAGGTCCAGAACCTGAGCCTCAAGACCATCAACCTGGAGAACGCCGACTGGGAGATGACCTTCGCCATCGCCCGCAAGGACGTGGAGGACGACCTCCTGGACCAGGTGGGCGCCAACGCCCGCGAGTACGCCTTCCGCTGGGCGCAGCACGACGACTACCTGGTGACCCAGCTCTTCCTCAAGGGCTTCAGCGCCCAGGGGCCCGATGGCGCCAACTTCTTCGGCACCCACCGGGTGGGCAAGAAGAACTACCAGAACGCCGGCACCGACCCCCTCACCCGGGAGGCCTTCCGGGAGGCCCTGGCCAGGATGCGCAGCCTCCAGGACAGCCGGGGCTACCCCCTGGGCTTCTTCCTGGAGCGCCCGCTCCTCATCGTGGGCCCCCAGCTGGCCCCCACCGCCACGGAGATCGTGGGGGTCCCGACCCTGCCGAACGGGGGGGCCAACCCCGACTACGGGGCGGCCGAGATCCTTGTAAACCCGTGGCTGGTGGACAGCTACGCCGGCTACTGGTTCCTGGTGGACGGCTCGCGCCCCATCAAGCCCCTCATCCTGCAGCGGCGCATGGACCCCGAGTGGGTGGCCAAGACCGACCCCGAGGACGACCACGTCTTCCGCCACAACGAGTACGTCTTCGGCGTGTACGAGCGCAAGGCCGTAGGCTACCTCTACTGGCAGCTGGCCTACGGCTCCACCGGCGCCGGCTCCTGATGATCACCCTAGAGGACCTCCGCCACGCCCTCCCCCTGGACACCCTCCTCTACCTGGTGGACGAGGAGGGGGCGGGGGTCCTCACCCCGGAGGGGGAGGCCCGGGCCCAGGCCGCCCTCAGGGAGGCCTGGGGCGAGGTGGAGAGCTACCTCGCCCAGCGCTACGCCCTCCCCCTCCCCGCCCTGCCCGAGGTGCTGCGGGCCAAGGCGCTGGACATCGCCGTCTACCGGCTCGCCCTCAGGCGGGGCATCCGACCCGGCACCGCCGACGAGGTCCTCCTCCAGCGGTACCGGGACGCGGTGGCCTTCCTCAAGGACGTGGCCCTGGGCAAGGCCAGCCTCCCCCTTCCCCCGGCCTCCGCCCCGGCCCGGCCCCTGGGCGGGGCGAAGGTCCGGGGCAAGCGGGTCTTCAGCCGGGAGAGCCTGGAGGACTTCTGATGGGCGTGCGGCTTAGGGGGGACTGGCGGGACCTCCACCGGCGCCTCCACCGCCTCTCCGGGGGCGTCCCCGAGGCGGTGAAGCGGGCGGTGGCCGAGGGCGTCCACGCCCGCACCCAGCGCCGCTTTGAGGAGAGCCGGGGGCCGGACGGCCGGCCCTGGCCGCCCCTCTCCCCGGCCACCCTCCTCGGGGAGGTGGGCCGGGACCGCGCCAAGGGGGGCCTCTCCGCCCGGGCCCAGCGGCGCGTGGCCCTGCGGCGGCCCCTCATCCGCACCGGGCGCCTCAAGGCCTCCATCGGCTGGAAGGTCGCGGGGAACGCCATCGCCGTGGGGACCAACCTGGTCTACGCCGCCATCCACCAGTTCGGGGGGAGGGCGGGCCGGGGGAGGAAGGTGCGCATCCCCGCCCGGCCGTTCCTGGGCCTCACCGAGGAGGACCGCCGGGAGGCCGAGGCCCTCCTCTTGGAGTGGCTTTCCCGGAGATGACCGCCCCTGTGCTCGCCTACCTCACCGAGGCCTGCGTCCACGCCGGGCTTCCCAAGGCCCGGGTCCTCGTGCGCCGGAGCCGCGAGGAGGCCTACCGGACGGTGCCCGCCGCCCTCCTCGCCCTCACCTCGGGGAGCCTGCGGCGGGACGGGAGCCGGGTGCAGGCGGGGCCCGAGCGCACCATCCGGACCCTGTATCGCGGGCTCGTGCGGGCCCGCCTGGAACTCTATGCCCGAAGCCAGGAGGAGCTGGACCGCCTCCTGGTGGGGGTACTCCTCTATCTCTGGCACACCCCCCTGGGCGCCGGGGAGGCCTATCAGGCGAAGCTGGACGAGATCATGCTCTCGTATCAGGACGAGGAGGGCTTCCTCCTCCCCGAAAACGGGCTCGCCCTGGAGATCCCCGTGGAGGTCTACCTCCTGGAGGGGGTGGACTGGGTGCCCGTGGCGGTGGAGGTGGAAGGGCTCGTAGAGGAGGTGTGACATGCCCAAGGAGACCAAGGAAGAAGGAAAGGAGATCACCCAGCCCGACCCCACCGTGGAGGAGCTCGCCGAGCTCCTGCAGGTGGAGCCCTGGGCCCTGGCGGGCCTCCGGGTGCGGATGGGCTGGGCCGTGGGGACCCGGGTCTCCCGGGCCCAGTTTGAGCGGGCCCTGAGGGAGTTCCTCCAGGGGCCCACCGCAAAGGAGTAGGGAGGTGAGGCGTGGCTAGACTTCCGGGTGTCTATCCCGAGATCCAGGACGGGGGCCTGGGCATCGTGGCCCCCAGCGGGGACGGCCAGCGGGTGGTGGTGGGGGTCTCCTCCAAGGGGCCCGTGAACCAGGTGGTGGGCCTCTCCGACCTCTCCCAGGTGCCCACCCTCCTCGGCACCGGCCCCCTGGCCCGGGCCGTGGCCGACCAGCTGGCCTACGGAGGCGGCCAGGTCTACGCGGTGCGGGCCGCGGGGGACATCGCGGGCAGCGTCACCGCCGACAGCGGGAACCCCGCCTCCCCCGCCGTGACCGTGAGCGGAAGCCCCCTGGACGCCTACGAGATCGTGGTGCGGATCGTCCGGGGCGGGGCCGTGGGCACCGCCACCTTCACCTACAGCCTGGACGGCGGGGACACCGTGAGC